ATGCTCACCGTTAAGCAGATTGAAGCAGCAAAGCCGAAAGAAAAACCATACCGCCTACTCGATGGTAATGGCCTGTACCTTTATGTCCCTGTGTCAGGGAAAAAGGTATGGCAGCTTCGCTACAAGATTGACGGTAAGGAGAAAATCCTGACTGTCGGAAAATATCCGCTTATGACTTTGCAGGAGGCAAGGGATAAGGCATGGACTGCGAGGAAAGACATCTCGGTTGGCATCGATCCGGTAAAAGCGAAAAAGGCTTCGTCTAACAACAATTCCTTTAGTGTGATTTACAAGGAATGGTATGAGCACAAGAAGCAAGTCTGGTCAGTAGGCTATGCAACTGAACTTGCAAAAATGTTTGATGACGACATTTTACCTATCATCGGCGGCCTTGAAATTCAGGATATTGAGCCTATGCAACTGCTGGAAGTAATCCGCAGGTTTGAAGATCGCGGTGCAATGGAGCGAGCCAACAAAGCACGCAGAAGGTGCGGCGAGGTTTTCCGTTACGCTATTGTCACCGGCAGGGCTAAATATAACCCGGCACCTGACCTTGCTGACGCCATGAAGGGATACCGCAAGAAGAACTTCCCGTTTCTTCCAGCAGACCAGATCCCGGCATTCAACAAAGCACTTGCAACATTTTCAGGAAGTATCGTATCGCTCATTGCGACCAAAGTTTTACGCTACACAGCCCTAAGAACGAAAGAGCTTCGTTCCATGCAATGGAAGAACGTCGATTTTGAAAACAGGATTATCACCATCGACGCCAATGTGATGAAGGGACGCAAAATTCATGTGGTCCCGATGTCAGACCAGGTGGTTGAACTTCTCACTACGCTAAGCTCAATCACCAAACCAGTCTCAGAGTTTGTTTTTGCCGGGCGCAACGATAAGAAGAAGCCAATCTGCGAGAACGCGGTATTGCTTGTGATCAAACAAATCGGCTATGAAGGTCTGGAAAGCGGTCACGGATTCAGGCATGAATTCAGCACAATTATGAACGAGCACGAATGGCCTGCTGACGCTATTGAAGTGCAGCTGGCACATGCCAACGGCGGATCTGTGCGCGGTATTTACAACCATGCTCAGTATCTCGATAAGCGCAGAGAAATGATGCAGTGGTGGGCGGACTGGCTTGATGAAAAGGTGGAGTGAACCACCTTAACCACTATCGAAGAGCACAAAACCTTGCAATCAAGTGCAAAGCTTTGTGTGTTATTTTTTATGGCTATATAAATTATATACTGCCAGTGCTATCTAACATTTAAATATTATGAACTATAATAAGTCCTAATCTTTACAGATGAAAGCATAATCTTCCAAGCTTGATCGCTACCCAACCACTCATCGTTGGTTGGTTCATTATCACCAGATACTACATAAGTATCTGGCATATCAAAGTCTATATTGCAAAGGTCTTCTCCTTTGCGCTCCTTAAAAATAAGAAGATCTATTTTTGTTGTTGGGAATTTTTTATCCAAAACACTTCTCAGTTTATACACAGCATCTCGTTCTGCATTCAATCTAACGAGTAAAACACGTTCCGACTCATTGATTTTCTCTATAAATCTTTTTCTTCTCGCCTTTATTTTTTTCATCATATTAAACAAGCAGACTTCAATACCTTGTTTTTCATAGTCATCAATAAGAATATCGTGAATACTTCGAAATCCAGTCGCTGTATCTGTGATATCAATACAATTTTTAAATCTGCCATTAATTTTTATATTTTCAGGCAAGAAAAGGTGGTCGCACCCCTTATTAATTATTTTTGTAACTTGAGGTAGTTTTTGAGAGGCAAACCAATCAAATGGTCCACTAAATGTCCTCAACCCAAATCGCTTTAACCTTCCTGCTGGTTGACATTTTTTACCAAGGCTTGCTATAAAATCATACTCTCCACAAGGAAGAAAAAGGCCTTTATTCATATGATTTTCCTTACATTTTATGACGACAAAAATCATAACATTGCCTTATTAATCAGTCAAACAGTTAACAAATGCAAACAAACAAGTAAGCACATTGTTGATAATTTGTTTATTTTTATGTTTTTGTTATCTATACCATTTTTTTCATTTGCTTCTGATACAAACAAAACGCCACCATATCGCATGAGGGAGTCGATGTTTGAGTTATTAAAGGAGCAAAGGGATATTGTTATGCTTGGCGATAGCATAACCGCGCGAGGAGAGTGGAATGAGCTTCTTCCTAGTTTATCTGTAGCAAATAGGGGCATTGGGGGAGATGAAGTTAAATTTATGAAAAGAAGGATTGATTCTATATTTTTATTAAAGCCCAAATATGTATTCATTATGGGCGGAACAAATGATTTCAGAAGAAAAAGAAGTGTTGATGATGTGGTTCGTGACTATAAGCATATAATAAAAAAACTACACAAACACAGAATTAATGTATTCATTCAGTCCACCCTTTACGTGTCAAGAGAAAGCAGGTTAAATGACAACATAAAAATATTAAAATTAAACAATGCAATAAATAACTATTGCTCTGTATCTAATTATTGTCGTTTCGTAGATCTTAACGTGCACATGGCAAAAGATAGAAAAATACTAGCTAAGTATAGCGATGATGGAGTCCATCTAAATGGTAATGGGTATTTAATGTGGGCGTCAATCATATACCCTTTAATTAAAAAATAAGAATAGTAAAAAACCATCTCATTATGAGGTGGTTTTTTATATAGAATAAAGCAATAGAGGTTTATTTTATTTGTTTATCATGGCTTAATGCACTAGTACTTTAATTGAAAAAACTATATTTATTTTAGTATCCATCCGGTATTTCCTGTTCCTGTTTTTTTTTGATACCAATCACCATTATAATCAATGTACATTGACCCCTGAGGTGCGGTCACAACACCCTCAGGTGAACCGGAGCCTCTATAAATTCCAAAGAGAGTTGTACCTCTTACTTTCTCGTATGCAAACAACAAACCATCTGAAGCCCTTCTGATACGCAACGGTTCGTGCTCTGAGTCCGATGCAAATGTAGTGGTGCCGTTTGAATCTGTTTCCCTGGAAAAACTTCCATCTGTTCTTGTTCCTTCAATGATCGAATTTGGGTAGTTTGGATCATCAGATGAATGTAACCTAATATAGGAACTATTTGATGCTGATACCCCCCTACCCCTTAAAATCAATCCCTTAAATGATGACGTAAATAGTGCCTGGATTGAGCCATAAACAGTGTTATCACTACCGTTTTGCTGATCGTATATTCTTAGTCTTGAGCTATTATCATACATAATAGCGTTGAAGTACTCACCAAGACGTTCGCTAAATGCAACAATATTAAAAGCATTGCGCCATCTAAATGATATATTTCGCCCGCTTTCTCCGGCATCTACACCTGCATTACTTGAAGCATTGGTTATGCCAGAATTAAGGTTCTGCTCATCGTTGTTACCAGTCGCTGGTCGTATAGAGTAAATTGTCTTTTTCTCAAGAGAATAGCTACTTCCCCATCCATAATCTGTATCAGGACTCCAGTCTCCAGAATTTGCATCCTTGGTTGTTTCCACCCAATAAGAGCCATTTGATGGAGGAACACCAATTATTCCAGAAGTCTCAATAGATGATGCAGCCCATCTTCTTCCACGCCAGTTTACAATATTAGCTCCTGCCCTCCATGTTTCTATGCAGCTTATAATTATTTCTTCGCCACGAATAGTTAAACCTTCCGGCTCGAATCTGGCTGGATTCCCAAGAGTTGGATGGTTAAGCAACCCATCGCGCCCATATTGCGACCTTGCATCATCGATATCTAATTTTCTTAGTAAATTACCTGTTAAATCATATGTAAAGATATGATGCTTTCCAAAAGCATTAGTGCCTCCCTTAAGTATATGTATATATCTTCCATCAGACGCAATACCTTGTACAGAGTAAGCGCCTTCAGAAGGTGAGTCGCTCATTTCCCAAACAAACATGGGGTTTGCTAATGTTTTATCTTCAAGTTTATCAATTGATATTTTATCGTATATAAATACAGTTCGTTTAGCGGCATCACTCTTTGGTGTATTAACCATTATTAAAAGACGACCGTCAGAAGAAATGGCAATTCCTGCACGATTGTAATCTTGAAATGGGTGACCGCTACCAGTAATCCCCCATACATTATAACTTTTTACGTCAGACTGAGTTGTTCCTGCCCCTCGCCAAGTTATTTTACTAAACCCTTTGCCTGCAGACTCCCCATCTTCACCTGAATTGGTTACACTTGATGTATATAAATATACTTGACCATTCTCCACCATGGCAGAAAGATCAAATCCGTGCCCAAGGTTTAATTCTGGAGAATACGCAACATGGTTTACTACCCTTCCATCATCATAAAGATTAAACTCAACAATACGAACTCTTTCTTTATCCGACCAGGTTGGCCCAACAGGCCGTTGTGTGACAAATAGTTTTTCAATGCCATTAACACGGCAATATGCGATCCCCTGTAACGCATTTCTGGCATTAGGATAAATTTCTGTGTTTGTTTCTCCCTGAAAACCAAAAAAAGGTTCCATCATTTTTCTCTGCGCAAGTTTGTCAGTTTCAAGTAGACGAGAAACGGAAATAAGAGAGCCATTATCTGCAACAATCCTCCCAATACCTCGAGCAGAAGATACATCAACTTCGAGAGTATTTACTGCAAAATCGCCATCAGGAACAAACATTCTATAGCCTGCGTTAGAGAATGCCTCAGTAGCGTCAGTTATTCCATCACTGATAGCCCCCCAACCGCGAACATCTTTGTCATCACGCCATCGTGCAATCTGCAATTCGGGATATTTTTTAGCACCATCCGGGTCTTCTAACTGCTGCCGTAGCTGATCCGGGTCATACTTCAGCACATTAGGGAAATAGAACTGCTGAGTGCCATATGCATCATATACAGCCATAGAATGGCCTTGAACAGTTACGAATTTGGCAATCTGCCCGTTATATACCGGATATCCAGCAGCGTTAATGATGATTGGCTGCGAAACAGGAACATGAGAGCCGTCTTCGTTCTCTACATAAACCTGAATCTGGTTTTCTGGACTTACCGGGTCAGTGTCAATTTTTCCGATATAAATTTTGCCGTTGGCTACTGCTTTAAAAGAACGCGCCATAGTGAAGAGTTGCGAAGGCATACTCACTACAACATTGGCTGTAATGTCTGTCATTTAATTTTCTCCAGACGTAGCAATGCGGAACAAGATGCAACTTGCCCGGCATTGCATTAATGTAAGTTATGATTTGTTAACTATGAGATGAGTCTATGCAAAAAGATCTGTTGAATATTGCGTTCTATATATTTGGTTTTTGCACATTTCTGGTGTTTGCAAAGCTATTCTGACAACGAATCAGACTTAGCCCCCTGCGTCAGAGCGTTAATTGCCTTTTGTGCCTGCTGCATTGCTTTCTCAAAGGCTGTTGATCCGCGTGGGGTGTTTGCCATTCTGAGCATTGCATTTCTGAATGGTTCGCTCTCATAGGCGCGAGTAAGAAGTCCGTAGCTTACTGCTGCGCCAGTTGTCGCCGGGTTCATTGCCGTCCCATACCCGATAATGAACGGGATGGTTTGCTGCCCTGTGGGTGTTGTTACTGCCGCTTTTGCTGCCTGCTGAGTGGACTGAAGGTAATTTTTCAATCCTTTCAGATAAGCAGCATCCTGCCCCTTAAATGTGATGCCAGTCTGGTTTTGCAGGATGTTAAGCTGCCGAAGGAACTGGTCAGGGGATCCGCCAGATTTCTCCATCGCCTTTCCAATGATGCCATTGCGCATTTGCGCCCTGCCAACACGACCAACTGAGTTATACAGAGTCTTAATTTCCGATTTGTTCTTGCTGAATAGCATGTTGTTGACAACTTCCGGCGTCAGATCGCCTTTCATGAGAACATTCTTCAGCCTGGTATTCTTTAGTTTAGCCGCTTCGTCAGCGTAGACGGCATTGGCCTGCTGATATTTACGGAGAGTATCGTTGCCAAGATTCTGACCAATGGCACCATTGATATCGTCGGTCATTGCATTGTAAACGCGCTGAATGGCAGCATCGGAACGGTTTGGTAACACTGGTCGCTCACCCTTCACGTCCATTCTGAACTGGCTGCGCAGATCGCTTAATTGCTTCAAATCCAGATTTACCGGACCATCAGGACCAGCATTGCGAACAAGCTCATCACGATAGGACTGAAGTTTTGAAATTGTCTCGTTATCAGCCACCTTACCAAGCTTCTGCAGATTAGATATCTCAGTATCAATCTGCTGAATTGCTCGTGCAGGCTGAATGTTTACTCCAGCCATAGCATTCTGAACCTGCTCCAGTCGATTACCGGCGGCACGACGAATTCCTGATGTTTTCGCTTTAAGGCTGTCAATAACAACCGCTGGATCATACTCACCGAATTTATCGGCAAATCTCTGCACCAACTGGCTTCTCGCTTCCTGTTGCGTTGCTCTCATTCCGCTTGTGCCAGCCAGGGGGATATTTTCTGCTGTAGTCTGCGCCATTTTCCCGACGCGGGAAGTAGGCTGTAACAGGTCTGTGGTGTGCAGAGGAACTCCTTCACGCTCTGCAAACCTGATAGCCTGTTGAGCTTCTGGTGCTATCGAACCACGAACACCACGATAAGCAGCACCTAATCCACGTCCGGCAGCGTTAATAGCACCGCCAGCCAGCACACCAACGCCTAAATCGGTGGCGAGTGCTTCCGCATCATCTTTCGCACTGTTTGCAGCAAGTGATCCAACTGCGTTTTCTGCTAGAAGGCGAGTTGCCCCCTGAGCAATTCGACCAGCAAGTGTTGGTGCCTGTGTTGCCGCTCTCTCAACGCCAGCAGGAGTGAGGTAAGGCAATGCTTCAGCAAATACCCTTCCCTCTGTCGTTTGTGGAGTCAGCGCGCCTTGCTGAAGGCCAAAGTCCTGCTCTAATCCCTGCGTTGTTACTCGTGGTGCTGGTTGATATGTACCATCGCCAATGCCGAGTTTACCGCCAGCCCAAGCCGCCGCGCTTGTTACAGCATCGGCAACTGATGCAGGTATGTTTGCCACATTCACGCCAGCCTGCACCAGTCCGCGACCAGTCTCTTTTACTGCTTCGCCAAGATCAGACATAAATCCACTTTGCTGTGGTTGTTGCTGTGCTACTGGTTGCGGCGTCTCCACTGGCGACACAGATGGCAATGGATAGGCAGCATAGAAAGCTTGCTTAGCCTGCTCTGCATTTTCTCCGGCTTGCGGGGCCACGACTTCATTGAAGTATTGCTCCTGAGCCTGCGCTTTTTGTTCTGGTGCTAACGCCTGATACTGTGGAGAGGCGATAACATCTTTCCATGCTTTAGCCATTAATCACCCCATAGTGAAGAAAAGTTACTGCTGGCTGCTGGCTGTGATACCTGTGCAGGTTGAGATTGCTGCCGCTGAGATTTACCAACATTAACGTTATATTGTTGGTTGTAATTGTTGGTGTATTCCTGAATCTCACGAATCGACTGCTGCATAGCCTCCGGGCTTGAATAGTCAACCTGCGGCATCCCCTGAAAATACATCTTCGCTTCTGCAACGGTGTTAATACCACTGGCCCCCATGTCCCTTGCTGCCGCCACACCCTGATTCTGCATTCTGCCCTGAATACGTTGTGCTGAGTTATATAACTGGCGCTGCTCTTTTCCTGTTAATCTGCTGCGAACATCAGCACCAATTGCCGGGTTACCTGCGCCGCCGGTCATTCCTGTCATGAAATCGAGAGCAGAAGCGTCTGCATTTGCGATAGCGTCGATATCCTTCTTCATGGCATAGTTTTGTGCTGATGCAGACGATGTTGCAGGCGCTGCGATTGAACTGGCAGGAACGCGAACCATATTCCCCTCGTTGTCGATGCCTTCGTAGAACGCATTAGCCCCAGCGCCGTGAAGCTTCCCACCTACCGTTACAGTTCTGCCATCTGATAACTGAACTGTACGCTCATCATTCCCAGCGATTCCTCTTGTTGACGCTCGCTGCATTGCCAAATCCTGACCTCGTCGCGCAGTAGAAGCAGATAAGTCCTGACCGCGCATCGTGATGTTCTGACCTCGTGCTGTTAGCGCCTCTCCAGCCTGATTGCTGCGGATTGTCTCTGCCAGTCTGCCTCGGTCAATTTCACGACCAGCCATCTTGTCCTGAACATTGAAGTAGTCAATCGGACCGAGAGCAGCCATCCCAAGGTGATCAACAAACTCACCAAATCCTGAAGGATTCTGCTGATACATCTGAGCAACGCTGTTAGGGTCAACACCGACGCGAGTCAGTTCCTTGGCGTTGTTTTGCAGCCATGATTGCATTGCTTCTGGAGACGATGACGCAAGGCGTGCGCCAGCCGCTAAGGTGCCGATAGAATTACGCTGCTCTTCATCAATGAATCCCATGCCTTTACGAACGGATTCAATCTGGTCTGGATATTGAGTAGCCAACTGACGCAAAGCACCGCGATCACCAGACGCATAAGCATTAGCGTATGCCTGCTGAAATTCTTTCTGCCGCTGAGCCTGCTTTTCCTGCTGAAACACCCCCGCAATACCTGAAAGGCCTTGCAAAGCAGTCAGCCCAACATTGTTAGCGCCTGAACGCTCAATATCATTGTTCTGCCTGATAAGCTGAAGCGTATTGCCGATGTCATTTACGCTCGGAGCGTTTGAGTTGACGCCGCCGATACCAGCCAACAATCCGCCGTTTGTTCCTTGCCAAGTAGCCATGATTACCCCTTAAAACAACGAGCCAAGCAATCCGATACCAGCACCAATGCCAGCGCCCCAAGGCGTTGATGTTCCCAAAAGGCTGGCAAGACCTGCACCGGCAATCGCACCAGACGTTCCGCCACTAATTGCTGTCTGAAGACTTGATGGTTTGTTGGCATTAGCAGCGGCAAGAGCTGCGCTTTGCTGTGCAATGCTGCTCATGTTGTTGGCGTATGTCTGCCCGGCGTTCGCCTGACCTTGCAGCGCACCAAGGCCAATGTTTGCCAGATTGTTGTAGTTGCTCATCTGGTTCGACAACCACGACTGACCGAGAGTCGGGGCAATCGTGGCCAGTTGATTGCTTGTGGCTGTCGAGCCAAGTCCCCCCGTCGCCTCCGCAGCAGCAAGACTCTGGTAACGCGCCTGACCTGCAAGGTCTTTATACTGCTGAGAGTTGTAATACTGATTAAGTGCCTGCCCCTGTCCTTCTAAACTGGAAAGATTCTGAAGCTGGTTAACATACTGCTCCGCAAGCGGAGTGAACGGAGCAAGGTTTTTCATGATCGTCTGCCACTGTTGATTTTGCAGGTCTGCGGCATACTTCTGAGCTTCTGCTGCATACTTTGCGCTTTTATCAGAGCTACCACCTTTCCCGCCTTTTTCAGGGCACCAAGGTTCCTCGCCGCGCAGTTTTCTGCCCAGCTTAAATGCATATAACATGGCTATCTCCCGTGATTCAGGAAGTCGATTAGTTCTTCGCGTGTTGCGCTGTAAAACGTCACGTCATCCACGCCTTTGAAGTATTTCTTGATGGTTCCTACACGATTAAGGCCAATCATTGCGCAGTACATCTGACCGTGGCGGAATTTGCGTGCAGCGAACGATGTGACGCACTGAACGGTGGTGTTAGTCAGAATGTATCGCCAGAACGCCAGCCCGATTTCCTTGCTGAAGCCTCGAATCTCTGGCAGGTACATGGCGTGGCAATCGAATGTAAGCGGCTGAATCTCCTGATAGTAAACAATGCCGCCGAACTGCCCGTGCACGTTCACCTCAAAGTAACGGCAATCAGGTTTGTAGTCGTATCCATCACCGTTGTTGCTCCCGGCGATAATGTCAGGGTGATTTCCTACTGCTTCTATCAGGTCGATGTTTCGCGTTGGTTTGAATGTAATCATCAGTCAATCAGCCCATGTAATCTAAGTGCTGTTTCAAGCGCCAGAATACGCTGCCGCGCCTGCTCCAAACCTGTAGCGATAGCTGCGACTTCGGATTGTGTGTACGTAGTGCCGACCGTGTATGACTGGTTAGCGTTGAATGAGCCAAGAAGTGGTGTGCCTGTGGCCGCCGTCCATCCGGTCTGCCTTGCTCCAACGACCTGAATTCCATCAACTGAATATGATGTTTTTACATCCAGCGGTGACGCAAGAGACTGCGATTCTGTTACGGTTTTCGATACGTAATCACTCTTAATGCCAGAGACATCGTTTTCTACGTCATCCAGTCTTTGGTCAACAGTGACCAGATGCGCCTGAATATCGATAACCTCATCCAGCAAGTAATCAACATCGCTACGCAGTACGACTATCTTCCCTTCGGCAGTTGTTAACCTGACCTCAAGTAGATTTATCGCTTTTGTGTTTGCGGTGATTCTTGCGTCGTGATCAGCCAGTTCGACGTCCTGTTCATCGTTTTTTACCTGAGCATCGTAAGCGCCCTGACCAGCCTGATTTGCCTTCCCGGCAATTGCGCCAACATCAGCACCCTGATTTATGACATACAGCAGGTAAGACTGGCTGAATATATTGCGTGGAAGGATTGATGTATCGAGCCGCGTCGCCTGCACAATAACAGGGGTGTTGAGATTCGAATCAGCCATTACTCAATCCTCTGCCTTGCAAACTCTCCAAAATTTTCTGCTCTTGCCATCATTGATGCTGAGATAGCTTCGTCCAGGTCATCGAAGCATCCAACGTGAACCTGTTTTTTATTTTTCTTGAAAGAAACAGTCCACTTGCAGAGATTTTTGTGCCAACAGACACCAGGATATCCTGACTTATTATTTCTTTGAATATTCCTGTTCATCCCATTCTGGGATCTATTTGCCAATCTTAAATTTGAAAATCTGTTATCCGTTCTGTCTCCGTTAATATGATCTATTAAGCAATTTGCAGGTTTTCCTGTCATATAAAACCAAGCAAGCCTATGCGCTAAGTATCTCTTACCACAGACCATTATCCTTAAATAACCAGTGCACATGGTTCCCGCTTCATCACCAACGGTGACGCTCGCTGTATTTGATATTTTTCGGGTAAAAACCCCGGTTTCTGGGTCATATGATAAATGACGCTTCAACTCTTCATGTGAAATCATTATTACTCCAGCCTAATAGAGCAGCCTGAGAGAGTGACAGGTGATTTAGTGATAACGCGCAATTTGAAGCCGACATTTTTCCTGATGTGCCCGACTCGCTTCCACAAAACACGTTTGTCATAAACGAACGGTTCATTCTGCTCAATCATCTGCTCACGCCCGTAATTGATGCCGTCAGTGGTTGCAGAGAGGAACAGGCGGTCGGCGTACTGAGCTACGCCAGTGGATGATTCCACCTCCAGATCGAAGCATCTGGCGTTATCCGCTTTGAACAGTGGAGTAAACAGCAGGTGTTCCTGTTGAAGCCCATACTGACTGCTGATATCGAACTGCAATTTCCCGGTCACCGATTCCAGCTTATCGCCGCACGTTATCTGATTTCCTTCGTAAATGAAGTCGATAGCGCGGTACACATCGTCATACAAGCCTGTTTTCAGTACACACCATTGCGGACCATTGGCGCTTGAAGATGCGTCGTACACGAGAACATGGCGAGGAAGGTGGATAATCAGCAACTCATGAGCATCAAACCGCAGAGATTCCATCACACCATCAGCCAGTTCATCAGCAGTGTAGGAGCGGAGGATTTTCTCAATGCTCGCGCTGGCAATTGGTGACACCTGACCGGAGCCGATGATATACACAGACGGCGCACCCGTTGCCGGATTGCTGATGAACGCATAAGAATCAGCGAATGGCGTTTTGCAGTAAGTCCCGGCAATGCCTTTCTGCACCATCAGCGATGGCTGGGCGACATACAAAGCAGCACCAACTGTGGTTGCACCAGTCAGGGAGAAATATTCAATCGTCGATGAACCAAAACAGACGATGAAATCTCGCCATGTCCCGATACCGATGATGCCGTCCGGCTGAGACTCGGCACGATATTGTGCGCTGTAACGGTCAGGATGCGATTCGTCTTCAGGATCAGTGATAAACCATGAATCAGTACCGTCTTTTGACCACGCATAACGCCCGCGTAAGCGCGTAATGTCGCGAACTGAACCTAACTCATACTGAGTGAATCCACTGTCTGTAGGCCAGTTTGAGACGGTTTTAACCGTACCATCATAGCGATACTCGACCAGTTGACCATTAACGCCTACCGCCTGTGATGTCCGACCATGCGCCATTGATACACGACCACTTCCGGCGACGTCACCGACTTCGCTTTCGCCTTTGTAAAGCTTCCCACCACACACGCGATAAACAGCACTCTGCGCCATGTTGTACTCGACGCCGCGCGATACGCCGTTCACATCAGAACGTTTGGCAATGCCCGGGAATGAGCGAAGATATCCGCTGCTGTTCAGGATTTCTTTGGGTGTAGCCAGCATATTCACTGGCAGATAGTCGATATAGTCGGCGTTTCTAAAGTCTTTGCCAACACCTTTCATAAGAGGAAGTTGCTGAATCGGCATTTATTCACCTATGCGTTTGGGATATCGCCATCAATCAGAGGGAGATCGCCTGGATAATATCGGTCAGATGTGAACACGTCATATTTATTACCCTGCCCTACAGGAAAATCTCCACGTCGTCGCATTGAAGGAACAACCAGAGTGTCGGTCATCAAGGCATCATATGAGCGTTGGGCGTTACTGAGAACTTGCGGAGTTGGCTCAAGGCTGTAATCAGATAGCATTCTCAGCAATAACTGATAGCCTACTGCGTGTTTGTATTTTCTTGGAAGACCTGACTCATCATCTGGTAATGGCTGCTCATCTCCAGTTGCGAAAGCGTAACCAATGTCGCCGGGGTTAATCATCCACTCGGACATCATATCTTCCAGATCATTTACACCATCTTCAATTGATTGCGGCTCAACATCAGTCAGCGATGCATTAGAAGCAATAGCAAACTTACGAAGCGCAAAAAGGACGATCTCACCCTTTGTCAGTACTGTTGCCATTGTCTGCCGCCTTACGACCTCGCTTACTGGTCGGTTTCAATTCATCAACTGAGGCAACAAAGCCCAACTTTTCGAAAAACTGGAAGTCTTTTTCTGCGATAACGGCCTGTACATGCCCGGATTCGTTATCTGCGGCAAGGAATACACTCATGCGATCCATATTGTTTCCTTAAAACATAAAAGGGGCGTAAGCCCCTTGTTATTACGGATTACCGAAGAACTGACCGCCCATGTGAGGGTTAAAGCACACATATGCAGGCAGTAAGTCAAAGCGCATTTTTTGCACGTTGGCATCGCCATCTGCGTATTTATGTACGCGGATGGAGAAACCTTCATATGTTGCAACAGCAGAATCAATACTGTGCAGTTTCGGCAGTGGGATAGAGCCAAGTCCACAGAAGAACTTGTTATAGAACAGGTTTGGCTTCATTGTCTGTCTAGCAGTGCCTACTACAGATACGGCATCACCTGCCGCTACCTGACGACTTACAGAGTTGTACTGCGGGTTTGTAGTGTCATAAATCGGAACACCAGAAAGCGTAACCGTCACATCGCCACTGCTGTCTGAATTAGCATCAGCAGTAACCGTTGCAGTGAAGCTAATTGGTGTGGCTCCGTTATACAACGCCTGTTTGGTCTGCTGTTGCAGCCAGTAGGTATTGGTGAATTTAACCTGATCACCAGCTTTCAGAAAACCTGTAACGCTGGCTGTCGCTCCGGTCAATGTTACAGTGAACTGGTATGAGTCTTTAACTGCGTTATAGGTAACAGTTGGCTGTGTTTTGACTGTCAGTGTTCCGCCAAATGCCCCCTGCGTACGAGAGGCAAGCCCATTAGACATCAATGCGCGAATGCCGCCAAAATTGGTTGGGATCTGTGCGTTCTCCCATGCAGTACGAACCAATTGATCTGAAGCATGCAAACCAGTCTGCGCATCAGCAAGTCGCTGTGCAGACCATGGATCCATTACAGCATAGTTTTCACCTTCATTAACGCCGAGGTCTTTCAGGAAAGATGCCGTCTGCGCAACATCAGACCATTTGGTGATTGGAGTATTGGGGCTACCAAGTGACAACGCACCGTTATTCATCATGAAGTGAGCAAGCTCTGTTTCAAGGTCGGTAACGATTCGCTGGCGAACCGGCGCGAGAATTCCTTCCAGCTGGTTAAGCTTGATCGCTTCCTCCAGTTGCTGATATTCAACAGCAACAGTGATGTAGTTACCTACACACCCCGTAGCTTTACCTGAGATCAGGTTGTTTTTATTTTGCCCTGAAATATCACCAGTGGGAGTACGGAGGGATGAGAATTGATGCGGACGTTTAAAGCTAACGCTATCGCCAGTGCTGGAGTTGATTTCACCTGCCAGCAACTGACGGTCTACGGTTTTCGCCAGAACTAAATCTGACATAAAACCCGGAAGGAATTTTTTCAGAACGATTTGACTGACGTTACTGTCGAGATTGTTAGGCATTTATCTTTTCCTTATTCGATTTTTGCGCCGGGGCATAATTTGTTGAATTCGTCTTGTTTCGCATCAGCACCGCCACCACGTACTTCCGGCTCTGGCTTGATGGCTTTCTTTGGTTTTGGAGCAAGGCTTACCTGTTTGCTAATCTGCCCCAAGAGGAATGCTGCGCGAATTGGATCTGTCTCAGCGGCTACACGCTGGCGTAATTGCTGGCTCTTACCTAAGCCATAGGCGAGTAGTTCAGAGCCTTCGTCTGCACAGTGAATGATGATTTCCTGCTGAATTGGTGGTAGCTCACTAAGAACAATGGCTTCCATTTCCTGATAATCTTTCACAGGAAGTTTGGCTGCCCGTTGTTTATGCGCTTCTACCCTTTGCTGGAAACGCTGCTGGTATTCCTGTTGCTGACGTAGTTTTTGTTGCTGCTGCTGTTCGACACGGCCTTTTTTCTCATGCCAATCAGTCAATGCCTGTTCAAACGCCTGTTCGTCATAATCACACGACTCAAGAGTCGGTTTTGGTGGAATAGCGTCTGGTTGTGGTTGCTGATGTTCCGCTGGCTTGGCTAATGCTTCCTCAAGCTGGCGGCGCAACTCACGGTTTTCTTTCTGTGTTTCTTTGAAGCCTTTGCGAAGATCTTTCACCCATTGCGGCGCAGGTTGCCCGTCAATGTGATCATCATCGTCAGCGTTAAGCTGAATTTCTTCATCACCAATACGCAAGGCGTAATCTTCTGGTGTCTCTTCGGTTTTTTCAGGCTCAGTTGCCACCTCTTTACCGTTGTCATCCTGGCTTTCATTCTCAGGCTGTGACTCTGTTTGGATGATGGTTTCTTCTGCATTTTCCTGTGTTTCAGACAGGTCAATAACCTGACCGTCGATGATCAGTTCGTTTTCCATTGATTACTCCTGGTTAACTCGGCATTAAGTCTGCCGGTGACTGTGGTGGTGACTGGAATTGCTGTTGTTGTGACTCGGCGACATCTTTCAGAAGGCGTATTGCCTCCATCACTGCTTTGTCATCGATGTTTCTGGCTTGAGCCAGTTTATAGACAGTGTTTGCCTGACTCTCCATCGCATCCTGCTGGGCAGTAAATGCTTTGATTTGAGTTTGAGCAGTTTCGTTAGTTGCTTTTTGCGCTTCTGCCTGCGCTGCTACCATTTGCGCCTGAGCGAGAACCATTTCAGGATTTGGCTGGCTTTGCGCTGCCATTTGCGCCTGTTGAACAATCTGCTGCTCTTTCTCATTGCGTGGTTTTGCAATACCAGATATCAGCAGTTGGTTTCGGTTGTACTCTTTGAAGTCATCAAGGCCTTCGCCATCGATATTGTCCAGAATAATACCCTGAATTGCCGGGCGCATTGGGTCTGTTGGAAGCATAGAGCTAAGGACATTTGTCAGTACAGAAACCGTTGCATCACGTCGTGCTGTGTAGCTTGGTCCAACATCAACCGTCACATCGTATCGACCGACAGAAAGGTCATTTAACGCAACAACAGCCCCTGTTTGCCTGTCAACAACCTGTGCGCTCAGGACAGCGATATCATCACTTCCATCTTCGTTAACGATGCGCACTTCACGTTCTGAACCGTACACTTCACGCGCCATTGACAGCCATACTTCACCAGCGCGTTTAAGACTTTTCGCCATATTGTCCAGATAGATAAACGAAGCCATATCTGCTCTGTTCATCAAGTTGTTAACCGTTTCCTGAGCAATATTACTTGGCATCTGCTGCATGGCCTGACTGCCGCCTGTAACCTCCTGAATATCTGCACTGGTTTGCTGTAGTAATGCAGCCAATGCCTGATTCATAACCGCAGGCTGTGTATATCCTGCCGGGGTAGCTCCAGCGATAATGTTGCCAGATTTATCTCTCACTTCGCGCAACGGCAAGAACGCTGGGCGTTTCTTGTTACGAGCCTCCCAGTGCTTCTCAAGTCCACGAATTTGCTCCATGCCAACTATAGGGATCTGACCGGGGTCTTGCGCTGCAGTATCAGCCAGCATTGATACCTGAAGGTTATACAAACGCTGTGGATCCATTGCTTTTGCAATATGTCCTTCGACACGCTCAATGTCATCAATGAACCAGCGTTTTCCATAAACCGGGATGAGGGGGATATGCTCACCAGGAATACGTCGAGGTTTCTCAAGGAAACCATCACCATCCACTACGGATACATACACACGACGGCGCTTCACTGAGCGCCTTGCCACTTCATGAAATCCAGCTATTGCCAGTTCATCTTCAATATCTTCAACCTGATCACTGTCGTATGTTGCAATCTCTCCAGTGATTGGATGTCGATAACTGATGACGTCAACAGACTCTTTACGAACTTCGTAATATTTCGCTATGTAAATAACATCTGCATCAAACCAGTCATATTCCCAACTGGTCATAGACGTTACATCCAGAGAAGCAGGAGGTTTCTTTCCGTATTCAGCCTCATATTTTTCAGGTGACAACGAATACATGCAGAACGCCCACAACGCGTCAGATTTGTCGTACTTCTTAGCGTCAGGGTCAAACCACACAGAGCGCGACGGGTCGTATATTGGTTCAATAGCAATGCGCTGACGATCGTCCATGGGGTCGTATTCATTGACCAGCATCGACGTCAAACGGAAGCAACCGAAACCACCAGTAGCAGCGTCGTCAAATGCATTATCGCAAGCCTCACCGCCATCAGTTTCTTCGTAGTCAGCACGGAACAGACCATTTAATTTATTGGCTAACTCTTCGCTTGCCTCTCTGTCACCAGGACGAAACTTAACGGTGATTCTGTTATTGCGGTATTCTGCAATGATGCGGTTAAGTTCAGTTGCTACCTTATTGATTTCAAACTTAGGATACTTCTCGAACTGCTCATCAAGCTTAGTCCCAGCCGCCGTTGCTCCTTCCCATTGACCTCCGGGGACACGAGCAAACCTCGTAGCTTCAATGCACTTTTCGCGCACTTCCTGCTGTGGAGAATAGGCGCGGTCAAACCTGAGCATGATCCGCTCATGTTTTTTCTCTAATGTCTCTGCCATGTTTACCAACCGGAGGATGAGGGAACGTATATTTCTGTTTCTTCGCGGACCAATGCCGGGCAATGCATACACATCATCAGCGCATCAGCCAGGTTAGGAGATGGGATACCGAGCTTCTGCTTCATTTCGACCTTAGTCATAAGCTCCAGCTTCCCGTTGTTATTGAATTTGCGCTGAATCTGCGTAAGTTCTGCAAACAGCTTCTCCAGCATCTTCTCGCCTATCGCTTCTTTGTCGAAACTCAGCATGTCGTCGGGGTCTGCATACTCACCATGGACAACCGCCCGATATGTCAGATACAGCCTGTCAGCCAGCGCGTAATAGAATTGCGCTCGCTTATTGCGGAACACATCGCCAATAGTGCGAACGTTGTCGCCCTGTACGACTTCATCAGCCCATGCTCCGGCCTGATACGGAGCATCTTCATCGAATGGCGATTCGCTGCCCTTGAACATCGTGGCGGTGATTTTCTTGCCGGAGAACGCTTCCGTTGTCTGTCTGCGTAGCCCAGCACCAACACCATCACCATCCCACAGGTAGTGGTCAGCGCCGTCTTCAATCGCCAGCGAAGTAGCCCAGTCAGCACCCTCGTTGATGTCCATCAGCAGACCTTCGGCAATGCGCTTAACTACCGAACCGTGACGCGATGCATAACCTTTGGCATCCGGCCCTGTATCTGATGGGTCATGCGCAGAGACAACAGCGCCTTTCGCTTTCCATCCGAGTTTCTTGTGCGCATCGGTTGCGGCTTCAAGCCATTCACGTTTGATGATTGCCATATCACTTGCGCTTACTGGCTCACCAAGCCAGATGTGACGATACAGTGTCGGATTTCTGCGTTTGCACTCTTCCATCTCCAGACGGAGAACTTCAGGAAAGTGCGGGTTGTCGGTGTAGTTCACCGTCAGCAGACAAATATCATCGGGAGGATTTACAACGAATCGCTGATAGGTATCGTCAAGGATGTTCTTCGGGTTAAAGCTCACCCATATTTCAGAGAACGGCTTACGGATGGTCGGTATCAGGATATCCCATGATTCCTTCGTTACCGCTTCCGCTTCTTCCACCCAGCAGATATCAATGCCTTCGAGCGATTTAATCTTCGTCGGGTTGTTTTTAATGCCGTAGAACATGAATTCAGCATTCGTTCCGAGATGACGAATCATTGAACGCTGAATTTCAAACTCAGCCGAATACCCTTCACGCTCGATGGTATCTTCAAGCAACCGGATTACCGAATCGCTGATACTGTTTTGCAGCTCACGAGCGCATAGAATACGCACAGGCTGCCGACGCGCCGCTTCAACAAGCAGCCTCGCAATTGCCCATGACTTACCGCTACCTCGACCGCCTTTGGCGACTTTGTAGCGATGCGCCTCAATGAACGGTTCAAAGATAGGATTAATCGAGGTCATTTTCCGAACAGAGTGCTCATCGGTGATGTTTCAATCTGGATTGCGCCGCCGTCCTTACCGACAAGCTCGTTAGTTACCTTGTCGCCATACTTACGGGGATTCATTCGGGCCAGCGCCCATTTGCGGGTATCAACGCGAAGTCTTGCCTTTGCCACCTCAGCAGCATCTGGAATCGCAGTGTCAGCAATTTCGAATATCTCTTCGAAAATAGAATCAGCTCGTGCCTCAGTTGCCTTCGCGTACTTGTCGCGAAAATCCTCATGCTTTGCCAGCCAGCGGAAAACAGTGGACTTATCCGGCATACCAGGACGCTTACATACTTTCAGCAAACTTTCGCCAGAAGAAAGCAACGAGCAGATATCGTCAGCCACCTCCGGCATATAATCAGAGGGGCGACCAGCTTTTGGTTCAGTCGCCATATTTATCTCACTTAGTTGTTATTTCAGGTCGTTGGCTCTTCATGCTTTCAATCAATGACTGCTTCAGCAATTCGAGTGTGCCAATCGCCTCACATACACTGATTTCACCATAATCATGGATGACGCTTTCCAGCCTCTCGTATAGCTCTTGAGTAATTGGGAATTTCTTCTCCTTACCAAAATTGATTACGCCGCTCACATCATGCTCCGGTAGTGAACAGGTCTAACGCTTCCTTCGATTTACGCACCGCTTCGATTGTGCGGGTCGTGATATCTGAATTAGCGCCGCCTGACTGGAAGTGAATTTTGAATAGCTCAAGCTTCAGCTCGTCAGTGCCAATGAACTGAAATGCTTCTTCTGCGGCTGCGTTCTGGTTCATGACCAGTTTGTAAATCTCTAGCTGGAATTTCTGTTCTTCAGTCATGGGAATAATCTCTGCCATTGTTGGCTCCGTTTATCCGTTAAAAGGGATATCAGTTAAGTTATCCCGTGTAGGGTATAAGCCATTATCAAAGCCACTCTGTAGGGAATGGCTTTTGTAATAACTACTGTTCGCTTAGCTTCTGCTTCAGCAAGTAACCTTCGAGCATCCAGATTTTGTTTACAGCATTTTGCCGGGCAATCTTCCGACCAATTTCTGCATCAAAGTTTTCCGGGCTTGCACAGGCGCTTTCACCGGTGACGGTGAAGCCATTTTGTAGAGTCAATACACAAAATGTCAGCAGAGCCAAACTGTCGTGATAGTCATCGCCAGTTGCAATAGCTCCATCAGCAGCAGTGAAGTACGTTTCCGCAAGAATAATGCTTTCGATATGGTCTGGCGTAACGCGCTGGGCGGTTTTGCCTTTCTCAACGATTTCTTTTTCGATTTGCTGGTCGTTCATAATTATGACCCTGTAGAGTGGTTGCTTGATTAAGATGTCTTTCCATCAGTCCGCCACCACAAAGAATCTTTTTTGCCATAAGGCAGGAGGTTCATCTTTCAGTGGCTGCCAGTGTTATTTCCCCCACTTACTGGCTTGGGTTGCTTCGTGGTACTGCCGTAACTGGTTGCCTAGAACAAATTCCGGTTTCATTATCAAGCCCACCCGTAGATAGGCTTTGTAATGAACTGGCTCTTATCTCAACGCAGCCCCTTACCGCGCGCCAGATGCTCAATATCAAGCATCAGCAATGAGATGTTTAATCTGGATTCACTCCAGAAGTGATCACCACCCTGTCTACAGAGCCAGATGTGAAGGATGATGAGTAAAATTATCGCTATCATCGAAGGCATTGCGTCCTGATGTATTCCTGAAGCGTTCTCAGTGCTGTTTGGTCGCGGATAATTCCGCCCCGGACACCGAGAACGTTTCGTCCAGCAACTGGAGAGAGTTCGACGGTGGCATCATTGCCCATGCCGGAGGCGCTGGAGGTTTCGGCTGAGGATGGCATATGGCATTTTCCTTTGACGAACACCCGACCACCATTATCAAGCTTGCGCCGAAGAGCATCATTTTCAGCTTTCGCATCAGCTAACTCCTTCGTGTATTTAGCATCGAGTGCATCAGCAGAACGCTGGCGCTGCTGCATGTGAGTAATGGTGGCGGTCGCCTGCTTCAGCTCACTGACTTTTTTATCTCGCTGCTCTTTGTAGGTCATGGCGTTATCACGGTAATGATTAACCGCCCATGACAGGCAGACGATGATGCAGATAACCAGAGCGGAGATAATCGCGGTGACTCTGCTCATACATCAATCTCTCTGACCGTTCCGCCTGCTTCTTTGAATTTTGCAATTAGGCTGTCAGCCTTATGCTCGAACTGACCATAACCAGCGCCCGGCAGTGAAGCCCAGATATTGCTGCAACGGTCAATTGCCTGACGAATATCACCGCGGTCAATCATCGGTAAAGCGCCACGCTCCTTAATCTGCTGCAGTGCCACGGCGTCCTGGCTTTTCGGAGAGAAGTCTTTCAGGCCAAGCTGCTTGCGGTAGGCATCCCACCAACGGGAAAGAAGCTGGTAGCGCCCGGCGGCTGTTGATTTGAGTTTGGGGTTTAGCGTGACAAGTTTGCGAGGGTGATCGGAGTAATCAGTAAATAGCTCTCCGCCTACAATGACGTCATAACCATGATTTCTGGTTTTCTGCCGTCCGTTATCAGTTCCCTCTGACCACGCCAGCATATCGAGGAACGCCTTACGTTGATTATTGATTTCCACCATCTTCTACTCCGGCTTTTTTAGCAGCGAAGCGTTTGATAAGCGAACCAATCGAGTCAGTACCGATGTAGCCGATGAACACGCTCGTTATATAAGCGAGATTGCTACTTAGTCCGGCGAAGTCGAGAAGGTCACGAATGAACCAGGCGATAATGGCGCACATCGTTGCGTCGATTACTGTTTTTGTAAACGCACCGCCATTGTATCTGCCGCGAAGGTACGCCATTGCAAACGCAAGGATTGCCCCGATGCCTTGTTCCTTTGCCGCGAGAATGGCGGCTAACAGGTCATGTTTTTCTGGCATCTTCATGTCTTACCCCCAATAAGGGGATTTGCTCTATTTAATTAGGAATAAGGTCGGTTACTGATAGAACAAATCCAGGCTACTGTGTTTAGTAATCAGATTTGTTCGTGACCGATATGCACGGGCAAAACGGCAGGAGGTTGTTAGCGCGACCTCCTGCCACCCGCTTTCACGAAGGTCATGCGTAGAAGGCCGCAGCATAACTATCACTGATGAATTCAGGATAGCCAGTGGCTACGGCTCAGTTTGGGTTGTGGCGGCCGGAATCGAACCGGCTTCCATCGGTGCGCTGCCGATTGCAGTACGCGCGGCGGTCAGCTACATGACTAGTATTTTCACTGTCGCCTATCTGCTAGCTCGCCATTGAGCTTCACCACAACGATAAGAGCACTGCGCGGCACCTTTCACCAATTCCGCGAGGTCTGCGGGTTCAATGCTCTTACCTGTTGTGCAAACAAAAAAAGCCACCATTGCAACTTAAGAGTCACTAACGGCAGCTTATCTTCTAATTATGGCTAAATGGATAATTGCATGTCAAGGCTTTTAACAGCAACATGCTTAACTTTCTCAACACGTTTACGCATTTTGAAAGCATTTTGCATTGGCTGGTACAAAACAAATAACGACGCTTTCAGGATGTCGTCAATTTCGTTTCTACAGGTTGCCAGTGAAGGTTTTCTCCATCCCTCACCACCACGTCCACACATCTTGCGTGGCTTTGCAGTCGCGTGATAGTAGGATGCAATTGCTCGCTTAGATGAACCATGAGCGTAGTAGCTGAGGAGGATGCCAAATGCTTTCTTGTCAATGCACATGACGGAATCGACGACCTGAGAAATCAACATTCCATCATCATCATTACACATTGGCCTTGTCATAACTCTTCCCGGCTCTACGCTCTCCATGAACTTCGCTATTACGCTGCTCATGCGCTTTTCCAGACGACCTGAATAAACCCATGCGCCCCACAGTTCAAGCCAGCCATTCAGCCACTCGTGCTGCTCTTTGGTGAGGTTTAGTTCTCTTATGCTCATCGTCTTCCCCTCTTGCCTTGTTTGACCATCAGGACGCCGTTAACTATTACGTGACGCTCGCCTTTACTGTCTCGGTTGTACTTGAGCACTGTTCCTCTTGCGCAGGAAAGCATCCTTGCCACTTCGGTCTGATTGCCTCGTGTCTGGATAAGAAGCTCTGGTATCGTTTGAATTGTGGCGTTCATACGTTCTCCAGTTCGGTGATTTTTATTCCAAGCCGTCCGCCTGGTACTTTCACACCACGAATTACGCGAATGTCATCGAATTGCTCGTCGTCTTCCGCAAATCCGGCGTGGATAAGGGAGTCGAGTAAACCTTTCAGGATGTTGTCGAGGTCGCGGCGGCGGGAGTCTGGAACGTCTGCGATGACTTTGATGCGGAGTCGTGATTTGGTGAAAATGTCTAACTTAAGTTGGCGGATGATTTGCTGAACGTCTTTTCGGTATTTCTGGCCTTTATCGCTGATGTAGTATTGGCTTCCCCGTCTTCGCCAGTAGGTGTTCACCGACGGCGGGTATGGAAGCACAAACTGATATTCGCTCATGACTTAATCTTCCCCTCCTTCAGCAGTATCGACTGCGTCCTGATCACGCCTTCGAGGTGGTAAAGCCTGGCGTCTTTGTTGTCGAGATTATGGGTGCGTCGGTCGATTTCATCGTGACACGCGCTACAAGCCCATGCGCCGATCAGGTCTTCAGGCTTCATTCCAGTTCCGCAAATTCCAGCCATCCGGTAATGTGCCAGAACTGTGGTTTCAGGATTACCATTGCATACGCCGTAAATACGTACCTGGCATTCTCTGCCGCATGCTTCTTTGCGTAGGTTAGCCATTTACCTTCCCTCGCAATTGAAGAATTGACTGAAGGTCTTTTTTAATAAATATGCGAGTGCGAATTGAGCAGTAGTTTTCCTTCATTCTGGCGTAGTAATAGTCCTTTCGTTGCTTAAGCTTGTTGGCATCCGCTGTCATCCAGTCTTTTACAGCAAACTTAATTAACCAGCGGTGGCAGAGATACCATTTCAGGTAATCACTCATCGTCTTCTTCCTCGTACATTGAGCTATTCGGATCGCTCATCAGTTCTGCGCAGCAGTGCTCACACACGTGAACTTCCAGCACATGCAGCTTCTGACCGCAGTTAGCGCACGTTAAAGCCCGCTCGACGCTTTCTTTCTGGTATTGAATGGATTGGGATGGGCTAAGCATTATTGGATTCTCTGCATCATGAGAAAGACAATCATGGCGGCGCGGAGTGGGTTTTCATCTTGAGTCATATGATATGGGGTACTATCACTGCCAACTTTTCTATGCGCTGCCTTCCATAATCCATTTTCTGGCGCTGGAATAATGCCAATTCTGTTCTCTACGATAATCGGCTCTGCGTCTGATGGGCTTTTACAGTAATCAACCGTTTTTATTGCATAACCAGTTTCGTCATCCCACTCAACACCAACGATTGATGTTCCCAACTTTGCGATTTCGCAATCTTCGGGAGCAAATCCACAGCAAATTGCCACTCGCTTGTTAATTTCAAAATCACTTAACTGTGAATAATCCATTGTCATTTCCTCGCACGATGTCTTAGCCACCGGATATCCCACAGGTGAGCCGTGTAGTTGAAGGTTTTTACGTCAGATTCTTTTGGGATTGGCTTGCGTTTATTTCTGGAGCGCTTCGTTGGAAGGTATTTGCAGTTTTCGCAGATTATGTCGGTGATACTTCGTCGCTGTCGTCTCATTCGTACCTCCTGTCGGTAAATCTGACACCCTGACCAATAGCCCATGCTGTCGTGTACTCAATCAGACTTGCCATACGCTTCACGCTCATCTGCGCGCTGCTTTCGCGAATGTTGACGTATTCGCCTTCAAGGCCTGGCAAAACATCAGCTTCCTGTTTTGTTGCCACTGCATGACCGCTAATCAACAAAACCTTCCATTGTTCCGGTTTTAACCATTTGCCGCACCATTGAACCTGACGAGCGATATCCGCCAGCATCGCGTGAAATTTTGCGTTCTGGTCAAGGTTGCGCTTGTAGTCAGTAATGCGGATGGTGACTGGCTTGTCTTTATCGAGTGGTGTTTCGAGGATGGCGTTGATTGCGGCTTGCTGTTGTTGCTTACTTCGGAGGAAGATTGTTTGCTTCATCGTTACTCCTTCACTTTGACTCCAGCAGCGCGGATGGCTTTCATCACTGCAATTACCGTTTTGTCCTTCCCATCCTCATGCCCCATCGCATAAGCACCTTCTTCACCATCTTTCCAAAAGTCGTCATTCGATTCGGGCCAGTCGATATCCAGTTCAATAGCTGCTCGCGATGCCTGCCACGTTTGCCAGTGGCCTTGAACATCGTCCATCACGTATTGACCACTAATATCACCACTGCCAATTTCATGGTGATTTTCAGGGTAACGGATAAGGTCTGAAGATTCGCCCCCACGTCGCAACCAACTCTCTTCAAACTGGCATCTGCTTTCGTCATCTTTCATAAGGCAGTCACATTCAATAAAAATCGGCTCTCCCCAAGGAGTAGAACCTCCGCTATCACACATTCCTGTGTTATTGCACTTTTGGCACTTGCTCACATTAACCTCCGATTAACTCACAAAACGCCACGCCATTTTTGCTACAGCGACAGGCATAACACCGATAATCACCCAGACAAATGCAGCGCCAAACAACGTATACCATGGGTCTTTACCGTCATTCACAAGACGAATGTAGCTATGCAGAACAATAAAAAACGTCAGAAGAATCCATCCAACGCCAACGCATTTGAATGCGACGAGCATAAACTCAGCCACGATTTACTCTCCCCCAAATAAAAAGGCCTGCGATTACCAGCAGGCCTGTTACAAGCTCAGTGATGTAGATGGTCATCAGAATCCTCCTTTCTTCTTGGATTGCGGTTCCTCGCGTTCACGGCGGCGCATTTCAGCAGACTGTTGGTCTGTGTCATAAATAGCGCCATTTGCCTGAATGCAATACACCGTGCCGGTATTGCCATGACGATTGAGACGAAGGATTAGTTCAGTTTCACCAGGTGGAACACTGTCATCAAAAGCGACTTCACGATGGATCCCAACCCAATAATCGCAATCCTGTTCAATCTGCCCTGTATCTCGTGAGTCACTTGGTAATGGGCGTTTATTGGTTCTGCTTTCCAGTGCGCGGTTAAGCTGCGTCAGAAGCACAACAACGCAATCAAGCTCTTTGGCAAGGTTCTTCAGTCCTTTGGTGATCATGCCGTAGGCAAGGTCGTTGCGATCGGCCTTTTCAGCGGTCATTAGTGTCAGGTAATCGACCAGAATCATGCCAACACATCCTTTTTCTCGCTTGATTCGACGGCTTTCGCTGACGATTTGAGCCAGAGATAATCCCGGCGTGTCGTCGATGTAAAGCAGGTCGATTTCACTCAAGCGATTGGCTGTTTCGATCGCCCTGTTGAAGTCACCATCGTAATCACCCTGATAGCCGTCATCAGCGTCATTTGTCGCCGGAAGGTAAAAAATATTCGGGTTAACACCAGACTTCTGCCCTACCAGTTTTTCCAGTATCTGATCACCTGGCATTTCAAGGCTGAACATCAGAGCGGGCTTTTTCTCATGCACTGCGCAGTTGATTGCCATCTGGCTGTATAGCGTCGTTTTCCCCATCTTAGGGCGAGCGCCAATGACAAACAGAGAGCCTTTCACCAGACCTTTCGGTGACAGCATCCTGTCCAGCGATGGGATCCCTGTGCTCATTCCTCGTTGTTCTCCTGACGGGTCAAATCGCTTCTCAAGGTCGCTAACCCAGTCTTCCATGACCTCACCAAATGAACGAAGGCCGCGACGCGATCCGGTTTTTGCATGGTCTGTCAGTTGCGTGAAAATCGACTGAATAGCTTCGTACTTCTGCGTTGCAGTCATTCCGTTGCGGGAATAGAGCAATTCCGTCGCTTCAGTCATGCGGTTGATGGCGTAGCGTTCCATTGCGGTTTCACGAACCTGCATTGCATAGGAAACGATGTTTGCCGCGCTTGGCGTGTTCTTTGCGATCTCAGCGATATAAGCAAAACCGCCAACAGACACCGTTAACGATTTACGCTCCAGTTCATCGAAAAGCGTCAGGCCATCTACTGGCTTTTGCTCCCGGTGCATTCTGGTTATTTCTTCGAAAAGGATTTTGTGTGGTCGGCTGTAAAATGAATCGGGCTTCAGCATCGCCAGAACTTTCTGGACGCGCTCACTGCTGTCATCATCCAGAAGCAATCCACCAATCACCGCCTGCTCTGCCTCGATGCTATGAGGCGGCGCATAAAAATTATCGGTCATCGTGTTCACCCTCACGAACTTTCAGGTAGGTATTGTCGTTAAGCAGGAAATCAAATCCCTTTTTGTGCCAGACGGTTCCGCGTTGATGGTTTGGGCGTTCTTCGAACATCCATCGGCAATTTTCGCCTACGTAGCTCAAATAATTTCTCCAGTCCTGCATCGTGAACCCATGCCCGTCAAGCTGGCGGGTTATCACTCCGGCTTTGCGCCAGAACGTTCGGATCTGGTTTTTACGCTTGTCATTCAGTGCGCGGATTCTTGGCGCTTCAGGAAGGATTTCGTGGTAAGCATCGACAACATCCTGACAGCTAACGGAAGGTTTTTTCTTGTCAGACTTTTTGTCTGCTGTGGCACTCTCTAATACGTCAGTATTAGAGATATTATTTATATTATTGTTTATGGACAACCGTTGGACAACCGTTGGACAATCTCCGCTGAGAGCCGCGCCATTACTGGTGTTTGCGTTGGACAACCGTTGGACAACCGTTGGACAATTTTTTGCCTGAAAATCGTCATATTTAACGATTGTAAACAGGCTAAATTTCTTCCCCATCGAGCAAATATTAAGCATCCCTTTCGACTCAAAAGTCCGTAATAAGCTCCGAACTTTGTTGTCGGGGATGAATGTTTCTCTGACCAGCGACGGGCGTCCAGTTATCATCTGACCGCGATCAACAGTTATCGGACCGATATCCGTATTGACGACAGTAGATTCGTGATTAGCCTTGAGGATTAAGTGAAGCCAAAGATGTACTGCCTGAGAGTCCTTATAGAGCCTGCTGTCCATAAACTGGCGGTGTATAGAGACATACCCCATACTGGATGCCTCCTGATGTTGTACAGGGTTATGCCTGTAATCAGCTAACTTAACGACGCCCATGTTTCACTCCTGCTTTGGCTAGTCTGTAAACACCAACAAGGCGCTCTGCGAACGCCCTGTTATTTGCTGCGGCTACCACTAATCCCTCAGGTGAATCATGGTGTCGAATCTCTTCTTTTTCCTGGTATTTCTTACGACGTTTTGTCATAATTACTCCTGTGGATTGATCCAGTCTTTCTACATCAGGCCTCGAAGAATTCGCCGTTCTTCGGGGCTTTTTCTTTTGTCAGCATTCTGGCTACTTTCTTAGCCAGTTCCGCCAACTCCTCGTCTTCAACACCCCATTCAAGAACAGCCAGAAGCATTCCCATTTTTGGGATGAAGCTGTCTTTCCATCGCGAAATTTGCGATTCATTAATCCCTAACGCGTCGGCAACCTTTCGCTGACCACGTACAGCAATTCGATTCAGGATGTTGCTTGTAATTGCATTCGCTTTCTTGCGAGTACTTGTAAGTTGCATATGTAAGTATTTCCTTAGATAACAATTGATTGAATGTATGCAAATAAATGCATACACCATAGGTGTGGTTTAATTTGATGCCCTTTTTCAGGGCTGGAATGTGTAAGAGCGGGAATGTCTTAAGCGGCTTTGTGTTCCGGAGGGAACACGTCATCAAGACTGACTTTTGCGCCTAACTTGTTTAGGCATGCAACAAGAGCGCGGCATGTTTTAAGGTCTGGGAAGCGACGACCAGATTCCCAATGCCCAATAGCTCCCTGTGTGCATCCAACCGCCTTAGCAAGTGTTGTTTGAGAGATATTCAGTGACTCTCGATATTTTCGTAGGTTGCTCATATGCCCTCCATAGTAACCATGAAACAATAATACGATATGTACTTTTAGAATGCAAACAAAAAATACATCTTGTGCATGGATGGTTTTAGTACAGAGCGTAATAATAAGGGTATGAAAATGAAATGGTATGAACTGGCTAGATCCAGAATGAAAGAGCTCGGCATAACTCAAGAGAAGTTAGCTGAAGAGCTTGGTATGACGCAGGGTGGAATTGGTCACTGGTTGCGCGGATCTCGTCATCCATCTCTTGACGAGATTGGTGTGGTGTTTAAATACCTTGGTATTGATAACGTCTCATTCAACCACGACGGTACATTTTCACCTGTTGGCGAATACTCATCTGCCCCCGTTAAAAAACAATATGAGTACCCTGTTTTTTCTCATGTTCAGGCCGGGATGTTCTCGCCTGAGCTTAGAACCTTTACCAAAGGTGATGCGGAGAGATGGGTCAGCACAACCAAAAAAGCCAGTGATTGTGCGTTTTGGCTTGAAGTTGAAGGTAATTCCATGACCGCTCCAACAGGATCCAAGCCAAGCTTTCCTGACGGGATGTTAATTCTCGTTGACCCTGAGCAGGCTGTTGAGCCAGGTGATTTCTGCATAGCCAGACTTGGTGGTGACGAGTTTACCTTCAAGAAACTGATCAGGGATAGCGGTCAGGTGTTCCTACAGCCACTAAACCCGCAATATCCAATGATTCCATGCAATGATAGCTGTTCCGTAGTAGGGAAAGTTATCGCCAGCCAGTGGCCTGAAGAGACATTTAGTTAACAGCCTCGCCACTCTAAAACACACAACAATAACCCGACCTTAGCGTCGGGTTTCTTTTTCCAAAATATAAACCCATTAAATACAAAGCGTTATAAAAAACTAATTATATTTAGAACATTTTGTATTGACTCAATAAAGTACAAATCGTACTATTTAGCCATCAGCAGGACGCACTGACCACCATGAAGGTGATGCTCTTAAAAATTAAGCCCTGAAGAAGGGCAGCATTCAAAGCAGAAGGCTTTGGGGTGTGGTGAAGGGTTCATGGATGGGAATATGTCGCACGTAAAGCGGCGAGGCCTGCGGAACTATTGCCGAATTGAAGTCGGCCGAAGCAGGTCGAAATGGGTCTCCCACCTACCACACCACCAAAGCTAACTGACAGGAGAATCAAGATGGATGCACAAACACGCCGCCGCGAACGTCGCGCAGAGAAACAGGCTCAATGGAAAGCAGCAAATCCCCTGTTGGTTGGGGTAAGCGCAAAACCAGTTAACCGCCCTATTCTCTCGCTGAATCGCAAACCGAAATCACGAGTAGAAAGCGCACTGAATCCGATAGACCTTACGGCGCTGGCTGAATACCACGAACAGATTGAAAGCAACCTGCAACGTATTGAGCGCAAGAATCAGCGCACATGGTACAGCAAGCCACGCAGTGAAATGGGTGTGACTTGTGTTGGTCGCCAGAAAATGAAATTAGGCAGCAAACCACTTATTTGAGGTGAGATATGACAAAATCATGGAGCGTACCTTTTCCTGAATCAGAAACTGAACATGATGGAATGCCTGTTTTCTGGAGATTCCAGGCGACAGTTGAAGAAGATGGGATAAAAATATTCGCACTTCAATATATAGCTTTTCATCAGACAGAGCATTATGCATGGTTGGTTCCTGCGCATTGGATTGTTAATTTTAAGCCAGCACCAAATCAGTGGTTACAGGAATGGAAACAAAAGAGAAATAGATATGCAATTAAGAAAGTAGCAAAAAATGCAGAAAGATCTTTTGCATTCCCAACGAAGAAACTTGCCATTGAAAGTTTATTGCGCCGGAAGAAATACCATTTAATGAGAATCAAACAAGATTTGGCTGTTGTATCAACTCTTGTTGATGGGATTAAGAATATTGATACATCAACACCAGATATTGAATATAACTTTGGACACAACCAAGAAACAGAAAACTGGGTGTTTTATTAGTACGAATAAGCACTGTGTATTCATTCCAACGAGTGAATACACGGAGCAATGTCGCTCGTAACTAAACAGGAGCCGACTTGTTCTGATTATTGGAAATCATTCCTTGATAGTCTTGCCGCTCTATATGGGCGGCATTCTTTTGGTCTGGAGAAAAATATGGAATACGAATTAATGAGAGTAATTGATTTTATCAGCGCGAAATGGGCTGAATTCGAAGCATTTTGTGAAGACAACGGAGACAACCCGGACGACATCATTGATGTTCTTGAAAAGAATCAATAGCAAATAGCCGCCTGTTGGCGGCTTTACCGCATACCAATAACGCTTCACTCGAGGCGTTTTCGTTATGCAATCAAATATAAGGAGTTACCCATGATGCACTTTCAGCTCGCGGGTAGCGGCGTCATGTCCGCTTTCTACCCGCACGAATCTGAATTATCACGCCGAGTTAAACAATTAATCAGAGCAGCAAAGAAACAACTGGAGACGTTATGCGCAATGAAATAGCCATCAATCACCAGATGCTTCGTGCTGCACAAAACAAAGCAGTAATAGCCAGATTTATTGGTGATTCCAAAATGTGGCTTGAAGCAAATAAAGCGATGAAATCAGCCATCAACCTTCCGTGGTATCGCAGGAAATGAGTTTTACAGATAACTGGTCAGACGAAGAATTCATTCGTCAGATGAACAAAATGCTCAATCAGCACAAAGAACAGGAGAAAGATGATGATTCTGACTCTGAATGATAAGCGTGAAATATCGCAAATAATCGCAAGTTTTACTGATGAAGATTACGAACGAATCAACAGTGAAGTTGATCGCCTCTGCAAACGTTGCGACCCAATAAGCAAAATGCTTCGCTCATATAAACCAGATGAACACACTAAGGACGCTATCGACTGGCTGGAAGATGATGACTGTAACTATCAGGAAAAAGCCGCTGAATGGTTCTGGGATGCAATAACCGAAAGAGTTAAGGCTGAATATGCCTTCGCAATATTCAAACGCAGACACATTTTTGGAGAAGCAGCATGAGCAATATCGTTGAATTCGTTAAACAGCAAGAGCAGTTATTCTGCGGAGCATTGACTGAACAGACGGTGACATGGGCTAAGGAAAGCCAGTTTGCAATTCAGTATTTCCAGAAAAATGATTACCTGGCTAAAACGGCACTGGCAAATCCAACCAGCGCACAGAACGCCATCATCAATGTTGCGGCGATCGGCATCACCTTAAACCCGGCCAGCAAACTTGCTTATCTGGTTCCGCGCGACGGCATGGTTTGCCTTGATATCAGCTATATGGGATTGCTCCATATTGCAATGGAGTCTGGTGTTATCTCATGGGGTCAGGCAAAACTTGTTCATGCTAACGATACCTATGAGTCAAACGGGCTTGATAAAGCACCAACCCATAAATACAACGCCTTCGGTGATCGTGGTGATATCGTTGGCGTTTACTGCACAGTTAAGACGCCAGCAGGTGATTATCTAACGGAAGAGATGAGTCTGGCTGAAATTGATGCTGTAAGGAAAACAAGCAAGGCAGCATTCAGCGATAAAGGACCATGGGTAAATCACTGGAATGAGATGGCGCGAAAGACGGTCGTAAAGCGTGCAAGCAAGTATTGGCCTAAGGCATCACGTCTTGATAGTGCTATTCACGTACTAAACGAAGAAGAAGGTGTGTGGACTGAACCAGTTATGCCGCACAAATCAGAGGAAGATATCCGCGAAGATGAACGGAAACGCCAGCAGGAAATAATGGATAAAGTACAACTTCTTTGCGATGAAATGGCTCAGGCAGAAAACATGGATGATTTGAAGCGATATTTTGCAGAAGCATATCGCCTAACATCTGGAATGAAATTACAGCAGAACGTACAAGCCATTTACATAGAATGCAAAGCGAAACTGGAGGTTGCCAGTGAGCAAACTATATGAAATAGCCAATGAATACGCAAAATTGATGGATTCAGATTTAGAACCAGAGATGATTGCTGACACAATAGAAGGCATGGAAGGAGAATTTACCGATAAAATAGAGCAACTTCTCGCCATTATTAAAAATGAATCTGGTTATGCTGAACGCCTCAAGGACGAGGCAAAGTCACTGAATGAACGAGCAGCAGTAATTCAAAATAAGATTGATAGCATTATGGCATATATAGCCTCATCGCTTGAAATGGTTGGCAAGAAAAAGATTAGAGCAGGTATTCACCAGGTAACAATCCGCAAACCGTCAGAAACTGTAGAAATCATCGACTCAAGCGCCCTTCCTCCTGAATACGTTGAGTTTGAAACGACAATTAAAGCCGACAAGTTGGCAATCAAGCACCAACTAAAAGCAGGATTAAATATCCCCGGTGCTCAACTCAAAGTTGGGAAACCTTCACTTCTTATCAAATAACGGTATCGCCTATGAAAAAGACTCCATGGGAGAAATGGGAAGTCGATTTCTTGCGCGAGGTAGCGGCGACAATGCCAGTTGAAGTTATCGCTGAAAAACTGGAAAGGACTGAAAAAGCAGTAATGGCGAAAGCAACAAGGATTGGCGCTGACATTGTTAGCCGACTTCGTGGAAGACGATGGACAAGAGCCGAAGTATCACTTTTCGGTAAGTTCTCCGCAGAAGAAATAGCAATTGCAACCTGCCGCTCAATTTATTCAGTAAGAGCTATGCGATACAAGCTAAAAAAACTCGATGAAGAAAGAGCAGGCATACGAATAAATTAACATGGAGTAATTAACAATGAAGCTAAACATCGACCTTGGAAAATACGTTATTACCGGAACCAAACACGACCTGATTCTTAGTGAAAGAGGAATTATCAAAGAAGGCGAGAATGCAGGGAAAGAAACACTAAGTCGTATCGGTTATTACAGCAAGTTTGAGCATCTGGTTAAAGAGTTATGCAACCGTGAAATCCTGTTATCTCAGGCGCAGACACTACAGGATATTCAGCAGCATATCGAGACTTTAGGTGTATCACTTAGCACGGCTGTTGACCAGTTCGCGGAGAGTAAATCATGAGAGGACTTGCATACAATCCCGGCATTCTTCCGGCAGAAATGATTATTCGCCAACGCGTAAAGCCAATGCCATCGAGAGAGGAATTGCTTAAGAGAAATTCTTTTCCATCAGTGAATCAAAACAAATATCTGAATTCGATGTGGCGCAAAGGAGGCAAGCAGTGAGTAATTCCGCACGACTACAGCTTGGTTTTTCACCGCTATCAAAAACTATCATGCTGGCAAAAATGCGCGATGTTGAAGGTGGACGTATGCGCGTTGGCAATGATCCAGGTCGTGATGTTACCAATGAGGCTGCTCAATTGGTGTGGCGACTGGTCATGGCTGAAGGTGGTGAGATCGCGTGGGAACTTGATGATGGTTCTCGCATGGTGTTGAAGGCAGAGAAGCAGGAGACAACCAGTGAGCAAGATTGACTATCAGGCACTGCGTGATGTGGCAGTGAAAGCCGGTAAAGATAAGTGGCAAGCTAAAAAAATAAACGGTGATTTTTTCGTTATTCGTCACGGTAGTTATACAAGACAGCATGGCTACACATTGTATCAACCCATTGCGGAGATTGATTGTAAGTCAGTCCGGGATTTTGTTGCCAAGGCTAATCCGGCTACCGTGCTTGCGCTTCTTGATGAACTGGAAGCTCAAAGCAAACGCATTGCAGAGCTGGAGAAAAAAGCTGCACCAGATTCGTTTGGCATCATCGGTGAAAATATTCGAACACAGGATAATCGAATAACGTCAGACCCTATGTTTTGTGTGTATCAAAAGCGCGAAATCGTTGTTGATGCTGATTATGACTATGACCGGATTGTCTGGGTTGATGAAGATGGTAATGAAGCCAATAAACGCCAAAGTCGTCGTCTCGAACTACTTCACGAAAACTTTCGAGAGCCACAAGAAAAATGGCGGCGCGTTGCTGTGAAAGATATTGATGAATTCGTTACCTGCTGTTTCACCGAACAGGGTTGTAAAGACTACCTGGCAGCCAATGGTCACAATCTTCGCTTGCCATTTATATATGTAAAAAGCGGTTTCAGGAACGCTGAATATATCGGCATAAGAAACTGGCTTGCTGGCATTCGCATCAAAGGAGAGTGATATGGCTATCGCTGCAAGTTACACCATGCATCTCTATTGTGATTGCCTCCAGTGTACAGATGGCAAATATAAGTCGCCAGACTTCGGTGAGTATATAGGTACGTCATGGGCTGGCTGTGCAAAAGAGGCGCGCAAGGATGGCTGGCGAATAAGCAAAGACAAAACGCGTGCTTTTGCGCCCGGGCATAAAGTTTTGAGGATTAACAAATGACCACTTTAACCGACAAAGAACTGATTAAAGAAATCAAAGAGCGCATAGGCAGCTTGGACGTTCGAGACAATATTGAGCGCCGTGCTTATGAAATTGCACTGGCATCGCTGGAAGCAGAGCCGATAGGTTTCCGTTGCAGGCGCAATGATAACCTTGGTGACTGGAGTTACGTATATCATCGAGAGCCAGATGATTTTGAGCGCAAACATTTAGTGATAGAGGGCATTTACGCCTCCCCTCCAGCGCCAGTAGTACCGGAAGAAAAACCAATGCCTAATCCTCTTAGCATGTACGCGGTTGATGCTGTTGCCGCTATTGCAGAGGTGAGAGGCTGGAACGCCTGCCGCGCTGCCATGCTTCATAGTGCCGAACCTGCAAGTAATCATGAAGAGTTGCCGCTTGATTATCTCCAAGGTCAAAAAGATGGTCTTGAATGGGCTGCGCAGCTTGCAGAAGCAAATCACCCACAAACTGGCGACTGGCTTTACGATGACCCGCTGGAGCTGGCTAAAGCTATCAGAAAAGGTCCTGACATGCCCGAATTCGATGGACCAACTCCGGTGACTCCGGATAGTTGGATAAGCTGTAGTGATCGAATGCCGGAAGACACCAAAATGTTACTGGCATTTAGTCAAGGTCAAATAGTGGCAGCATATTGGAACTGGGTAGTGAGTCCAATTGATTACAAAAAATACAGAGCTTTCACATATTTATCAGGCAATATCTTGGATGACGTAACCCACTGGATGCCACTACCGGAACCGCCGCAGGAGGCTGACAATGGCTAATCTGCAACTGGCAGTGAACGGCGAATACTTCGACCAGATGAAGCGGGGCGAGAAAACGGAAGAGTATCGCCTGTGTAATGACTACTGGAATAAGCGAATTATGTTCCGGGAGTATGACCGCCTGATTATCACAAAGGGATATCCGAAGCGCGACGATTCCAGTCGCAGAATTGATGTTCCGTATGGTGGATATGAAATCAAGACAATCATACATCCACACTTCGGTGATAAACCGGTAAAGGTGTTCGCGATAAAGGTGAATATCGGCAATGAATAACATCCTCGCACTCGCGGGGATTTCTTTTATCTGAACTCGCTACGGCGGGTTTTGTTTTATGGAGATGATAAATGCACTTCCGAGTCACTGGTGAATGGAATGGAGAGCCATTCGACAGGGTTATAGAAGCAGAGGACATCAACGACTGCTATAACCACTGGATGATATGGGCGCAGATAGCGCATGCAGACGTAACCAATATTCGAATTGAAGAACTGAAAGAACACCAAGACGCCTGATGGCGGTTTTTTATTGCCTGATTTGCAGGTTCGATTCCCTATTCGGAGATAGCACTCATGCAACACGAACTACAGCCTGATTCACTGGTTGATTTGAAATTCATCATGGCCGATACTGGCTTTGGTAAAACCTTCATCTATGACCGGATTAAGTCCGGCGACCTTCCTAAAGCCAAAGTTATCCACGGACGAGCAAGATGGTTATATCGTGACCATTGTGAATTTAAAAATAAGCTCTTAAGCCGCGCCAATGGGTAAAATAGCGGGTAAAATATTTCTCACATCTAAAAAACACCATTCCAATCAATCCCCTGCCGCTTCAAGTAGATGTCTGCAGGGGACACCATCCCGCTGTACACCAACGTCTACCATTGTCTATAAATCCCATGTAAACATATAAAAATAAAGAGATTTTATTCTCATGACGTCCATTTCCGTCTATTGAAATCAAGTAAATCTATGGGGCATAATTAGGGGCATTGCTGGTTCGATTGTATATGTGCCCCCAACATGTCCAGAAATACCCTCAACAAATTAACAGACCGTCAGTGCAAAGCAGCTAAGCCACGAGACAAAACTTATAAATTGTCTGATGGTGGTGGTCTTTATCTTGAAGTATCCCAGACCGGGTCGAAGTATTGGCGAATGAAGTATCGCCGCCCATCAGATAAGAAAGAAGACAGACTTGCTTTTGGTGTATATCCAACCATTAGCTTACAAGACGCCAGAGAAAAACGAGACAACGCCAAAAAGTTGTTAGTCAAGGGGATAGATCCCAAAGCAGAGCAAAGAGCAGCAAAAGCAGAAGAAAAAGGCGCATTCACTTTTGAGACAATAGGACGTCAATGGGTTGAAAGCCACCAGATGTGGAACGAAGACCACCGAAAACGCGTACTTAGAAGCCTTGAAATGTATATTTTCCCTCACATTGGCACTTCGGATATTCGCAAACTGGAGGCGATGACAATTTTACCTTTGTTTAAGAAGGTAGATGACGCCGGGAAACACGATACAGCCAACCGACTTAAACAACGAGTTAAGGACATCATACATAGCGCCCGTCTGAGCGGCATTAAGACAGAAATCATCACGAATGATCTCGATGTCCGGTTAATGCAATATGAAACTAAGCATCATGCCGCACTACATCCCAGAGATTTACCAGACTTTTTCACTCGATTGGGCAGCTTTAAAGGTAATCCTCTTACCCGCCTTGCCATTGAGCTAACCATGTTGACATTTGTTCGTTCAAGCGAGTTAAGGTTTGCCCGTTGGAAAGAGTTTGACCTTGATCGGGCTGAGTGGATTATCCCTAAAAAAAGAGAGCCTATCGATGGTGTGAGGTTTTCCACCCGTGGCACAAAAACGGGAAAAGACGAACATATCGTGCTTCTTAGCCGTCAGGCTGTTTCTATTGTAAAGCAGTTGAGAGAACTAAGCGGAAGCTACGATGTTGTGTTTCCGAATGAAAGAAACACCAAAGGCGTGATGAGTGAAAACACGGTAAACAAGGCATTACGCTTAATGGGCTATAACACGCAAGAGGACGTAACTGGACATGGATTCCGTGCCACAGCCTGTAGTTCCCTGATGGAGTCCGGTTTGTGGCAGGAGGACGCAGTAGAGCGCCAGATGAGCCACAAAGAATATAAAGACGTTAAAAGAGCCTACAAGCACAAGGCTGATTACTTAGAAGAGCGCAAACTAATGCTTCAATGGTGGGCAGATTATCTGGACGCCAATCGAGAAATACATATAAGCCCTTACGAGTTCGGAAGGAGAACACGCCGTGACTAAGATGACAGGACTAGATGCGTTTTATAACGAGTCAGAAGATAAAATCTGGTTTGGTAATCTGATCAGCGAACTGGCAAGACTAAACAATGAAAATGAAAGAATGATCGCTGCCGCTATCTTAAGTAACTACAGATTGAGCAAAGCTAAACCAGATACTTTAGGGGGGCTGGGCTTTTATCAGTTCGATTGGGTATCAGGTTTTACAACTAATGACGACTTTGAAAAGCAGTGTGTGGAGTTTTTAGGTCTTCTGGCTATGGGGCATGAATACAGGGAGAGCCCGATACCGGGGGAAGAAGGGACTTTCAACGTTAGGAAAGGGGAAGACTTTTTATATCACGATGATGAGGATGATTGGTATGGGTCTTACGATTCGTTTTATTTCAAGCGCTCCGAGGTTGTGAACTTCTTCCCAGAACTGGATATGAATGTTCCAGATAACGAACCAGAAATTGGAGCACTGTCAAAAAAAGTAGAAAGAGAACAAAACTGGAGAGGAAAAGATACGGCTTTAAAGATGATCGCCGGAATGGCGATTGCCTTATTTGAATCAAGCAAAGATTTCCATAGTGGAGGAAACCTTAGTATCAATAGGGTTAGTGCCCAAGTAATAGAAAACAACATAATATTCGGGAACGATGAAGACAGCGATACCCACCCAGATACATTTCGGAGATTGCTAACGAACGCTTTGGATAAGTACGCCCCCAAATTTAAGAAAAAAGCAACCAAAAAGCGTCCAAAATAAAGGAAGGATGTTCCCAAATTGTGCGTTAGAACTAAAAAATAACGCCCAATTTGGGGTAATTCTATTCCCAAAAATTTTTTCTCCAAATTCACAGAAAACTTAAAAAAACAATGATTTACTATCTCACATAGTCAAGCAACGTATTACGAGGTAGATATGAAAAAGTCGCTGATTCGGCTATCTGAGGTTTTGAAACGCACTGGCTATAGCAAGGCGTGGGTATATGCTCTGATGAGCCGAGGACAATTCCCCCAATCAGTCAAGATTGGTGCTCGCGCAATAGCTTTTATTGAAAGCGAGATCGATGACTGGATCGATCAACGTATAGCCGAATCGCGTAGTAACTAAAGAACAGAAACAAACAGGATACAAACAATACGTTATTAGGTATTAAGAATGCAGTTGAAACCTACCAATCAAAAGCTGAACGTAACCCATGTTGATTTTGAAACCTTCGCGGCACTGATTAGATCAGAGCCACAAAAGGTGAGCACCAGCACCTGGGTTTATGATGTGAAATCCACCAGCGGTGGAAAAGCTATCGGCATTGCCTCTGGCGATGATTACTTAGTAATAGATCTGATTTAATCGCACAAAAATTGTAGAGTAATTTGGGGAGACAGGAAGTCTCCTCCATATTACATTTTGGTACAACAGTAAGGGAATAAAATGATTAATTACCTGACCGCTAAAGACGCAGCAGAATATCTTGGCGTCTGTCTGTCACGCTTCTATCAGTTAAAGCGATATATCCGAAGCTTTCCTCCCTATATAAATCAGACCATCAATGGACGCAAGCGCCGGGTGTGGCTTGCCTCCAGCCTTGATCAATTTGCCGACAGATTTCTGGGGGGACGAAAATGAGCACTCTTACACGCTCTCAGGTCGCCGCGAATATACGCGATATCCTACTAAGTGGCAGGAAGCTTACCCCAAAAGAGTTTGACGACATATTAAGGAAAGCCGGAAATCACGAACGTAGTCGCGTTTTAACGCTGTTACGCAACGATTGGGGAATTCCTGTTGAGCAGTTTAAAACAGAGGCGTATCACGTCACAGAACGCAATTTAGAAGCATACCACAGCGATAAAGACGAAACATTGAAGATCTGGAGGACGAACGCCAGATATGTAAAGACATTGCGTAAGGTAAACATAACGTTGTCGTTGTTGCGTGGGCTGGTGGGTAAAGTGCCTGAAGACACGCTTAGAACTGTTTACAAGGGTATTGAAACCAAATACCTGTGATTGACAAAGCAGAAAGCCGACTTTGCGAGAGTCGGCTTTGAAGCAATTGAAATATATGAACTTTACACATGGAATTATACGATAAAGACGCGAGTCTATCCACAAAATCACAAGCCGTAATCAATCACATCAATGGTCGCACATTAGCTTATGTGAGATCAGTTACGCACAAACGTAATGAATTAAAGGCGGAGAATAAACGCCAATCATCAAAGGCTAACCACTGCATACCACCAGCTTGGACAAAGAAGAAATGGCGTACAATGAGGCGAGCTTTGTTTACTCTGGATGTCGAATCAACTAGTGGTATCCCCTACTCCTTTACCTTCAGACCCGTTAAGGGAACAACGCCAGAGAAATTCAACAAAGCGTTAAAGGCACTTACCAGATGGTTGACTTCGAAAGGCAATCAGTGGGTTTACGTCATGGAGTGGGCTCAACACCAGTCAGAGCCGCATGTACACGCAATAATTATGGTGAACGAAAGAAGCATTAATGGGCAAGCAGGCAAAATTGTCAGCAAATGGGTAACACTGGCAAACAATGCAATCCCATCAAATGTTCCTCCCCAGTGGGATCTAGATTTGAAAGGTCAGCAATATTCAGAGCCTACAAGGTGTATAGGTAAACAGATTGATTACATGGCAAAACCCGAAACTAAGTTAAATGACTTTAATAGAGAGGCGAGCAAGAGCCTATATGATTGGTCAGATGCCAACGTTTGGGGTTATTCGAATGGCTGGGCGCGGCATGAGATAAAAAAAGAAACACTTTCTATCACTGGCTTTCATGCTGTAAGACGCATACTAAAAGCCATTCAGGCATCAAGGAAAGACAACTACAAAGTTAAGCGACAGATACAGCGTACATTGAAACGACAAGACATAAATCGCTCACCAATCACCCCGTTCCAAGCACCGTTAATTAGCAAACACGATTGGGATTTATCAGTGATAGCGGTCACCAAAGAGGCAGAGACAGAGCGCAGGGAGTTACTATCCTCACAGACAATAAACTCGAACAAAGTACAAACCCACCCGCTGTTAAGGATGTTAAGAAAAGCACGAGTGAGAGCATCCAGAGCCAGAAGAGAAAGCGGAGGTTATGACCATTACTACTAG